GTAGTAACTTCCGTACCTCTTCCGCCTTCACGACGTGGAAGCCAATAATCTTCCAACATAGTCATGAATTTGCGGTCGTCTCTTACTTCGCCTGATGAGGCGTCGTAAATTAATCTGTTTTTATGTTTAACCATAATGTCTCGAACGTATTGTTCGGCTTTCATTTTAGGTAAGTTACCTACGTCAATATACCAAATTCTGCGCTCCGGCGCGCGAGCTAAACGGTAAACGACCAAAGCGTCTTCAAGTGTTCTAAGTTGATTAAGAGCCTTAATCGCTTTGTGTAAATAAGAAAGAACTAAAGTGCCTTGATTATCTGTCAAACCAGAAGTGACATGTAAAATAGAATCTTTGGCAATTTTGAGACCAGTAGTAGCTGGCCCCGTAGTTTTATTTCCGTAACTGAAACCTTTATCGTTGAATACGTAATATTCATTGATCGTTTTAGGAATAACTGCATCTCCAGCGTTATCACCTCCCGCCATAATTTTCTTTTTTGATACTTCTCTTACTTTACGAATTTTACGTGGATCAATATAACGTACTTCTTTAATACCATCTTTTTGGTTTGCTTGATCAACTATAACGTGATAATATAGGCGACCATCAATATACCAACGGCGATAGATATCGTAAGCGTGCTTATTAAAGTCTAAAATTTTCAAACAATTATGAAATTCTTCTCTAATAACTTTTTTGATATTATCTGATATTTTAACGTTATCAAGATTAATGTCGACGATGGTTTCTTCATCTATCGACATTGATTCGTTAACAATTTCATCAACCGCAGCATCACATTCTGGTTGTAAAGCCATTTCTCTATACTTTGTAACAAGTTCGGCTTCTGTTCTTACCGTGCCGTCAAGGTCTACGTATGTACCGTAAGAACCACCAGCCGCTACAACAACAGCACCGTCGTCGCTATCTTTAGGAGCAAACGACGGTAATGTTTCCTGTGCTTGTTTACGTTTAAATTCAAACCCAAAAAGTTCTGCCATGTTAAAATTTACCTTTCACAGTACTGTATATACTATATATCAATTCGGTCCAAGAGGACCATTTGTAGTTGCAGCGCCTTCATAAGTATTTGTACCGCCAGCTTGTTTTGTAGAAGTTTCAACTGTTGGAAGCCAATAATCATAAGCGAAGGTAACAGGAAAAGTTTCAATAGTATTTTGCGTATCCCAATCAAGAGCGATAGCGCCAATATTAGTTGGGAAAGCGCCGTACATTGTATATTCTCTGATCATTTCGCCTGTTTTGGCGTACTGAGCAATTTGAAGATCTGTCTTATAAAGTTCAGTATCAATCGCTGCGTCACGAACGTTTGATTCAAGACGATTTAAAGCGTTTGACCAAAGTTCAAACATTGAACGAACAGAAAAATCTTCATCGTTCATTACTGTTACATTCCAATCTGTAAAAGTGCGGTCTCCAGCCAATTTAATCTTGCGGCCGAAGTAACCTACGTCGAAAGAAGAAACTTGGGAAGGAGGAAGTTCGGCGGCACGAGCAACCAAAGTAAACTTTTGTACAGAAACGCTGTCTATACCAATACCCGCAGGAACTGATAGAGTGATGTTGAATAGTGATGGTCTGGCACCACCGTATACCAGACCATTTGTTTTGAATGTGTTAATATTAAAAGGCATTTATATTACTCCCTTAGAGTTCTTATCTATTTATTAGTAATTACCAACAATTTGCGAGAATTGAACTCCAGTAGCCACAGCCACAAAGTTCAACTGAATGAAGTTGATTGCTCTTGCTGGTTTAATATAAATGTCGCCAACAAACTGATTAGCATCAACGATTGCAGGAGTATTATTAGTTGAGTCACAAACAACGAGATAATCAGTGATACCGCGCTGTCCTTGAACCGTTCTTAGATAAGGGTTAACAAGGTTTCTGAACTGAGCTTGTGTAAACGCATCGTTAAACTCGAATAGAGAATACTTTGCAGCTATAGAAATAGCTCTTTCAAGAACAATAAACAATCTACGAACGTTAATACGATCAAACGCCGAAGGTTTAGTCTGATAAGTCTTATCGCCATAAAGAATAGTACCAGTTCCCTTAAGCGTAATAACCGGGTTAACGTTATTAGAATAAAGAACATCTCTACTTGCATGACCTGGATTATACGCAAGCTTAATTACGTTCTTGATTTGACCTCTATTAAGACCAGCTGGTGACCACCAAGGAGCGTTGGTTTGATCTGTTCTGGCACATAGACCAGCAATATCCCCGTTTAATGGAATCCAACGATTGATGTCATTATACTTATCGTATTGATACTTATAACCGGAATCAATAACGGCATATGACGTTGAATGTAGATTATTTGCAACCCAATTAACGATAGATGTAGCTTCTTGATTGTAATTATTAAGCATCAAAGATTTATCTGGGCTGATGAAAGCAACACAATCCATTCTTTGAGTTGTAATGTTATCAATAATATAATTTGCAAGCTGATAAGTTTGACCAGCCGCTCCCGCAGGATATCCTTGCATGATTAGATCGACTTGAATATTTTCTTTGTTCGCGAAATAATTATAAGCTGTGCCAAGAATAGAAAGTGGAGCAGTAGTTTCTGAATAACCGTCAGCGCCTAGAGTTAATATATAGTCACCAGGGTTTAGATTAGTTGATGAAGAAATATTCATAGCAGTTGCTGAAGCAGCTCCTGATCTATCGTTAGCCCACCAAATATACTTAGAATTTTTATTAATAACGTTTACATAATAATTAGTTGAACCATCTAAGTTAAGAGCGTCTGAAGCTCTGGAAACGTTCTTATATGTTTCTAGAATTGTACCAGGAGTTCCAGTGAACATTCCGTTATCATCAACGACTACAACCGAAAGCTGATCTTGAGCGGCTGTATTTCCGTTGTTTTGAACCCACTGAGACTGTCCTGGTCCTGTACCAACAGCGTTATAAAATTCCCAATATCTCTGTACAGAAGTATTTGATGTATAAGCTGTGTGAAGTCTTAATGGAGCCTGAAAATTGAAAGTTATAGAAGAAGCGCTGCTATTAGTTACAACATTAGAAATATTAGTTATGTAAAGATATTGAAAACCAATAGAATTATTACCAACAACTATATTATCACCTACAGTGAAATCGTTATAAACCGCTGAAGCTGCAACATTTGTTTCTGTTACGAAACCTCCAGATCCTGGGGTCAATACTAGAGAAGCTGTGTTACTTCCGATACTTGTTGTAAATAGACCAGTATAAGAATGACCCGTTGATGAATTTGCATAAGCAGAAGTTGTATTTGCGTAACCAGAAATAGCTATATTTGAAGAAAACGCTGTGGCCGAATCACAAACTGCAACTCTTAATGAGTTACCAATATTTCCTGGATATTTCGCAACATAAAGCACGTTTGAATCAAAATTATTTATTGAATTGGCGTAATAATGATCAGAATTTACGACAATCTGATTAACAAGGTTGGCAACAACTGCTGAGTTAGAAGCCAAAGCAACTGCTGTATAAGCTGTACCTGGGTTTGCGAAATAAAGATTCAAAGGAGTGTTAGAAGTTGTTACGACCGAAGGAATACTAATAGCTGTAGAGTTAACAACTGTTATAGTAGTTGCCAAAGAACCGCTAACAATAGAACTATTGCTTGACTGAGCTACGTACATTCCATTTGTAAGCTGACTTGTATTACCAATGAAAGTGCTACTATTAGAACTAGAAACTGAATTAGAATAAAAAGAAAGAGCTGGTGTTGCGCCTGCAGTGTTTGCAGCGCGAGAAACGTAAAGAGAATTTCCGTAAGCTAAGAAGTTAGCAGCTGTGAAAAAAGTTTCCGCGTTAAGATTTGAAGGTTCGCCGAAATTCGAAACAAGATTTGGTTCTGAATCAACTAAAACTGCCTGGCCGACTGGACCCCAAGCAAAAACGCCGCCGATGGCGCCTGTTGAAGTGGATACGGCAGGAACAATTGTAGTAAGATCAATTTCGGTAACATTTACACCTGGGCTAAGTTGAACTGGCATTTTTAAGGTCTCCTTTATGGGATTCTATGGTATAATTTATTTTTATTTATTAAAAATCTTGATTTACGTTCCACATCCAACTATCGGGCACAAACTTTTCAATCGTTTCGTCGTATTCATCCCTACCATCAAAAACAAAACCAAATGGTGACATATCTTGTTCTAAATCTTCTTCCGTCTTTTCTCTTAAAGACATCAGAGTATTTATGTTAGTATAATCTTTGAAATATTGTTGTTCTGACAACCAAGAAAACAAAACCAAACACATTACCAAATCATCGTGACATCCTGGTTCTGCTTCGTAACTTGTACCTTTTTTAGAAAACGTGGCTAATTCAGCGATTGTATGAAAATCGTTAATTATAAGTTGATTTTGTTCAACAAGAAGTTTTAAAATAGAACAACCTATAGATTTAACAATTTTGGTAGTCCTAATACCCTTGTCAACGCCTTTTCCGCCAAATCCGGAGGTGATTCTTTTACCCGATCTACCAGCGTTTTCTGTGAATAGAACATTATCATAACTGAAATCGTAATGTAGCGTGTGAGAAACTTGTTCTCCAATATCATTAACTTCAACAAGAACAGAAGCGTTGTTATATGCTTTAGCTACTCTATGAATAACTTCAGCGTAATCTACTGGAGTTACGGCATTATTTCTATATAAAGCTGCTTGTTGATAAGGCATCTTTGTAACATCAATTAATTGGAAAGCCGAATAATCTAATCCTTTACCTCTAGAAACGTCGCAAATCATCAGATACATATGATCTTTTTCTGGCGCGAAATATTGAATAAGACCTTCTTTTTCAACTATAGGGGCTCTTGGTACTAATTCTTTTAATTTCCAACCGGCAATAAGAGTTCCGGAAGAGCCAAGAAATTCACAATTGTGACTAATAAATTCGTTTGAAATATATGCATTGTTTTTTGAAACGTTAACTGGATCGTAAACAATTTGCGGTTGTAATTTTTTTATAGAAATTATTGGTTCGCCGCAAACTTTGTCATTAATTTTTAAATTAGAAACAAATTCAAAATTATTTTCAGAAATCATAATTTTATGATCTGATGAACATCCCAATAATTTTCCGGAAGCCAAAGTTAATTCTAATATATTTTCTTTAAAAACTGATCTGATACCATCAAAATCGGACCAACCGTCTTTAGTTAAAATTTCGAATTTACTATTTGGTCGAAAAGATGTTTCCATACTATTGTTTTTCCTGATATTATTTATAAAACCAAAAAACTCACAACCAAAATAAACATTCTTCTATCGTCATTTTAGATTCTATCTTAGTAATTTTATCTCTAACAGTTATTATAGTGTTTCCAGTAACACATTCGTTTTCCTGAGCAAATTTTTCAAGGTCAAAATTAAGACCCTCAAGCATTTTTTGTTTCCACTCTTCGTCTCTTCCAGGTACTTCTCTCCAATCAACTTTAATTGGAGTGTAACCATTCTTGCCTTCCAAGGCAAGAGCCCAAGTTTTATAAAAATGATTCAAACCGTTCGGCGTTGAAACTAGAACTACTTTAGAGCTTTTTCTAGAAGAAATTGTCGGAAACACTGACGTAAAAAACTCTTGCCAATTATCAATGTGTGCTGCTTCGTCGATGAATAGAAGATCAATAGAATAACCACGGATAGCATCAGCGGAAGTTGCAGAAGCTATAACTCTTGAGTTATTTTCTAGTTCCATAGAACCTTCGTTCCATTTTTCAACGCCTTGTTGCAACCATTTAGGAAGGTGTTGATAGCCGAAGTG